TTGTTGATGAAGCATTAGTAGTCAGAGATTTTGTTAATGCATTAAACATTCAACAAGGACAAAAAGTTGGTAATCCTGGATACGGATCTACGATTTGGAGCTTTGTTTTTGAACCAAACGATGCACAAACTCAATTTAGACTCGAAGAAGAAATTCGCAGGATCGCTAATGGTGATCCTAGATTGATTATCAACACAGTAAAGAGTTACCCTCAAGAAAACGGTATACTACTTGAAGTAGAGTTAGCTATTGCACCGTTCAATAATGCCGAAATATTGAATGTTTTCTTTAATAGCTTAACCAATACAGCTACATTACAATAACAAAACCGTGGTTTTCCATTAAGATAAATACTTAAAAGAGAATAACTATGGCTACAAGTTCAAGACAATCAGCAATATTTGGTGTGCAAAATTGGCAGGCCATCTATCAAACCTTTCGTGAAGCAGACTTTAAAAGCTACGATTATGAAACCCTACGTAAGAGTTTCATTGACTATCTGCGTGTTTATTATCCTGAAACCTTTAATGATTATATTGAATCTAGTGAATTTATCGCATTACTAGACGTTATTGCGTTTATGGGCCAAGGTCTTGCGTTCCGCAATGACTTAAACACACGTGAGAACTTTATTGATACGGCTGAACGTAGAGACAGTGTTATCAAATTAGCTAACTTGGTTAGCTACAATCCAAAAAGAAACATAGCAGGTCAAGGTTATCTTAAAGTTACTAGTATTAGTACGACTGAGAATATCACGGACATTAATGGTATCAATTTAAGTAACCAAACAATTCTTTGGAATGACCCTGCAAATTCTAATTTTTTAGAACAGTTCAACACAATTATTAATAGCACATTAATCAACAGTCAACGTGTTGGCCGCCCCGGCAATAGTCAAGATTTATTAGGTGTAAAGACAGACGAATATAGTATTAACATTCCCCCTGCTAGTTTGCCTATCGTACCATTTACTAGCACAGTAGATACAATTAATATGAATTTTGAATTAGTTAGTGCAACTAGCTTAGACGAAGATTACATTTATGAGATTCCACCTGCACCAAGTGGTAAAATGAATATGATGTACCGTAACGATAGATTAGGTTACGGTAGCCCAAATACAGGGTTCTTCTTTTATTTTAAACAGGGAACATTACAAAGTTATGATTTTAATTTAGAACAACAAATTAGTAATCAAGTAGTTGATATTGATATTCAAGGTGTCAACAACACCGATACTTGGTTATATCAACTAAGTGCTAGCAATGGTAGTAGAACACTTTGGAGATTGGTAGACAGCGTATATGCAAATGCTAATTTGCAAACTGAAACTAGTTTTAAGAAAGTGTTTTCAGTTGTATCCAGATTCAACGACCAAGTTAGTTATACTTTCGGTGATGGAGTATTTTCCGAAGCACCAGTTGGAGCATTTAGAGCATATGTTCGTGCAGGTAATGCATTGACATATACTATTGATCCAACTGAAATGCAAGGGATTCAAGTAACAATACAGTATATTAGCAGAGCAGGACGAACAGAAGCACTCACTATAGGATTAGCATTACAAACACCAGCTTCAACAGCGCAAGCCAGAGAAACATTAGCAAACATTAAACTACGTGCTCCTGCTCGATATTATACACAGAACAGAATGGTTAATGGTGAAGATTATACAAATTTCCCATATACATTATACAGTTCAATTATTAAAAGTGCCGCTATTAATCGCAGTTCTATTGGCGTGTCTAAAAACTTAGACCTACTTGATCCTACAGGAAAATACTCCAGCACGAATTCATTTGCAAGTGACGGTGGATTATATCAAAATAGTGATAACGGTAATTTGTTATTGACTATTACCAACACCGGCGATATTATTAAATTCTTAACTGATAACTTAGCATTAGCGTTAGCTGATAATAGAGCAAAACAATATTATCTACAGAATTACCCACGCTATGATATTGATACAGCTTCAGGCGATGGCACAGTATATTGGAACACAAGTACTGTGGACGCAAATAGCATCACTGGTTATTTTTATAACATTGATGGTTCAGCAAACACACCTATTGCAACTGGAACGTATAACACTCATAATATGAAGTATGTAACTAAGAGTGCATTAATTAAAGTCACTGCACCAAACGGCGCATACTTTGATAATAACAATCGATTAGTGTATGGTATTGCAAGTGCAAGCGACACTACATATTTTTGGACTACTGTATTAAATGTTATCGGTGATGGTTATAATAACGGTGAAGGTAATTTCAGCAACGGCTCAGGTCCAGTCACACTAAACGGATATATTCCCACTGGAGCAATTATCACACAGGTTATACCATCATTTGGTAACAAACTTCCTACAGCAGTTATTGATGAATGTGTTATCAGAATGGAATTAAATCAAAGTTTCAGTTTGTTATTTAACAACTCATTATTGATTACACAAGACCGCTGGAGTATCGATGCATACAATGCTACTGGGTGGTTTGTAAACTTTAATAGTGTAGGTAACAACAGATATCAAATTGCATACAGATCGTTACGTTATTACTTTGGTAGCGTTGCTGATACACGATTCTGGTATGAGAGTGGTAAACTAGTATATGATCCATTTACAGGTAAAATATTAGCTGATTTCGTTAAAGTATTACCTTCAAATACTCAACCAAATAGTAATGCACCACTATCAAGACCTGTACAAATGAATGTAATTGGACAGACTGTTGAGAGTGATGGCTATGTAAATGATTTTGAAGTTGAAGTCGCAAGTATAGACATAAACAATAATGAAATTGTGGTTGATCCTGACTTCTTTCAAACAGTAACCGGTTATGTAACTGGCTCAAGTAACACAGGCATCTATACATTCTTTGAATTGATTGAAGATGCTGTTAATTTATCACGTTACCAATTAATTGCCACAAGCGATGTGATATATCAGTACCCAACATTAACAAACATTGAAGTAATTAAATATGAATATCCTTTGGGACAAATATTCTATGCATACAGTGAAAATGTATTTTACACAACAGTTCAGGATACAAGTGTAACAACTCCCTATTACATAGTAGTTGAACAACCACAATATAGTATGCAGCCAGGAAGACAAGCAATATTGTATCAATATAGACATAACAGTAACAATACAACACGTATTGATCCTGCAACTACAAACATTATTGATTTGTATTTGGTAACACAGGCATATTATACTGCATATCAAAATTGGATACAAGATACTACTGGAACTGTACTAAAACCAGACGTACCTACAATCAATGAATTACAACAGGCGTATGGTAATTTAGATGACTACAAAATGTTAACTGATAGCGTTGTGCCAAATAGTGTTCGCTTTGTCCCGTTGTTTGGAACAAAATCAGCTACACAATTGCAAGGTACAGTTAAAGTAATCAAATCACAAGCAACCAATGCAAGTGATAGCGAAATACGTAGTGCAGTATTGTCTGCAATGAATAGTTATTTCAATATTAACAACTGGAGTTTTGGAGACACCTTCTACTTCTCAGAATTAAGTGCATATTTACACGCACAACTAGGTGATCTTGTAAGTTCAGTGGTACTTGTACCAAATGATCCTACAATGTCATTTGGTGACTTGTATGAAATTAAATCAGCACCCTTTGAGATTTTTGTAAATGGTGCAACTGCAAGTGATGTAGTAGTGATTGCGGCTTTAACTCCAGTGCAATTACAAATAAGATAAGTATATATAACAACTAGAGAGTTATAATGGCAGCACGAATTAGAACACTAAATTTTTTACCAGAGATATTCCAAACACCTACTAATAGTCAATTTTTAGGTGCAACGCTGGATCAGATTACTAGTCAACCCAATACTATGCGAATAGAGGGGTACATTGGTAGTAAGTTTGGTTATGGTATAAATGCTAAAGATAATTATGTAGTTGAACCTACAAAAGTTCGTAGAGATTATCAATTAGATCCGGGTGTTGTATTCACAAAAACAAATACAAGCACTGCAAAAGATTTTATTAGTTATCCCGGTATCATTGATGCATTGAAATTAGAAGGTGCACTTACAGATAACAATGATAGATTGTTTAATAGTGAATTTTATTCTTGGGATAGCTTTACTAACTTAGATAAAATAATTAACTTTAATCAATATTATTGGTTGCCAACAGGTGCACCCTCAGTTAATATTTCGACAGATATTGTTTATAATGCAACAGACTATACTGTTCAAAGTTTAC